GTAGTATTTGATTTTGATAAGGATGGTACTGCAGATCATGTAACTTTTTATGCAGGTAGTAGAGTCACTGATCAGGGTCAGGGTCAATATATAAATGTAATAGGTGGTAATCAAGGTGGTAAAGTTTCTATCAGAGAAAACCATCCTTATTACGTATTAGATAATGTAGCAGCAATTAGAAGAGTTACTTATGATGGTGATGCATATAAAATAGCACAAAGTCATAAAGACTCTGATCCTATATTTAAAACTTTTTTGCCAGAAGAACATGAAGATTATGCTTTAAATTTACAAGGTAGCTATAATAAAGGTGGAATGACTATGAATGGACAAATGGAAATGGCATTTATGCAAGAAGGTGGATTAAAAGACGATGGGATGAAACAAGACCCAGTATCAGGTAATCCTATTCCTAATGGCTCTATGGCTAAAGAGGTGCGAGATGATATTTCTGCTCAACTATCCGAGGGTGAATATGTTGTACCTGCTGATGTCGTAAGATACCTTGGTGTAAAACATTTTGAAGATTTACGTAATAAGGCAAAAGAAGGCTTGCAAAGTATGGAGGCTAATGGTAGAATCGGTGGTGAGCCTGTTCCTATTGGTGGACCTAAAGCTGCCCCTATGGTGCAACAACAGATGCAACCCCCCATGCCTCAAGCTCCTACACCATACAGTCCAGCACCTACACCTCCTCAACCCCAACAGATGGCTATGGGTGGTGATCTTTCTCCAGAAGAAATGCAAGAGATTAATTCTATTATGATGGCACAGGGTGGTATGGTTCCAACAGATCCATATCAACAACAACAAACACAGTATCAACAACCTATGGCAGCAGGTGCAGCTAATGGAACAGATATGTCTCCTTACAATAGTAATTTTAGTTTTTACAACCCACCCGGAATGTCAGCTAAAGAAGCTATAAGTACTCCTAATGTTTACAGTCCAAACTTTAGTTGGGAAACTCCTGCAGGTGGTACTGCTATTAGTACTACAGAATCTGAAGTTCCAGTAGAAAGTGAAGAGACTTGTAAAGCTAGAGGTTTAGTTTATAATCCCGATACTAAAATGTGTGAAGTACCTTTACCAACTGTTTTATCTACAAGAGATGATACTGGACCTAGTATCAGTGATCAACAAGATAAACCTGCAGATCCTAATGCTTGGATGGATAATTACGATTACACTAATTCAGAAAATCTTCTAGATACCTCTTTAGATGCTTTAAAAAGTCCAGAGTCAGGAACTTTTGGTGCTCTTGTGGATAGAGTTTTTGGAAGAGGTGTATTGGGAGTTTTAGGTAAAGCGGGTATTGCAGCACAAGTTGCAGCTAATGTAAAGTTGCTTGAAGCACAAGGTGCAAGTAATTTCGCAGATAAACTTAGTACTGCTTTAGAGGGCTATAAAAAAACTAATGATTTAGGTTGGGTTCCTAATTTTTTAATTGGTGGTGATCAATTAGCTAAAAGTGCAGCTGAAGCAATAAATTTAGATCTTGGCGCAAAAAAACGCATGGATGAAGCAACAGAAGCAGCATTTGGTGCAAAAAGAGCAAAAGAATTATCTGAAAAATACGGAGGAACTGCAGGTAATAAAATGGCATCAGGTTATCTTGAAGCTATGACTGAGCCTGAAAGAAAAAAACTTAGTAAGAAATTAACTGAGACGGCTAAGGAAAAAAGAAAAAAGTTTAAAGCAAGTCAGCCAACTCAACCTGCAAAAGATGATGATTATTCAGCGGCAGATGCAATGAAAGATGTATTAGATAAAAAATCTGAAGGCGGTAAATTTTCAGGTAGTGTAACTAGTAGCTCTGTTTATGCAGGAGGCAACAGAGCCGAAGGCGGTTTAATGCTCAAGAAAAAAAATAAATAGTATAGTTTATTTTAATAAATATTCTATACTAGTAACGATAAGGCTACTCAGCTACGGCTGACCCCAACATAAGGAGAAATAACATGCCTGAACTAGCAGAAATGGAAACACCAAAAACTGCAGGATTCGTTGATCGTGGATACAATCACGCTAAACGTAAACAACGAATGGAAGAAGAAGCTAAGGAGATAGAAAAACTTGAAGCTGAAGCGAGGGGAGAAACCCCAGTAGATGAAAACGAAGAAGTTGAAGAAACTACTCAAGAAGCAGAGGCCGATACAGAAGTTAAAGAAGAAACGTTATCTGCAGAAGAAAAATCTTTTAAAAAACGCTATGGTGATCTAAGACGCCATATGCAACAAAAAGAAAAAGAGTGGGATGAAAAACTAGAAAGTTTACAATCTGCTAAAGGAAGTCTTACACCACCTAAGTCTGATGAAGATATTGAAGAGTGGGCTAAACAATATCCTGATGTAGCTGGTATAGTAGAAACTATTGCTACTAAAAAAGCACAGGAAATGTTTGATAAAGCTGATACTCGACTTAAACAACTTGATGAAGCTCATGCAGAAGCTCATCGAATTAAATCTGAAAATGAAATCCGTAAATCACATTCAGATTTTGATGAGTTACGTGAGTCAGATGATTTTCATGATTGGGCTGACGCACAACCTAAATGGGTTAAAGATGCCCTGTATGAAAATGCAGATGATCCAGCTTCAGTAGTACGTGTTATTGATCTTTATAAATCAGATAAAGGTCTTACTAAAGAAGCTAAAAAAGCAAATAAAAAAGCAGCAGCATCAACTGTTACTAAACGTAGTAAAACACAAGTAGATGTAGCTGATGCTAATGAAATGATTCGTGAGTCAGATGTTGCTAGAATGTCTGATAAAGAGTTTGAAGAACGTGCAGACGAAATTAACAAAGCAATGCGCAATGGTAAATTCGTCTATGACGTATCTGGTAATGCCAGATAAACTATTGACAAATAAAAAATCAATAGTATAACTAGGGAGTATGAAACAAAAGCCTCTTATGACTACCTTTTGTTTCAACTTAATTTCCAATAAAGTCTAAACTATAAAGAACTACCTGTTCAAGTATAGGCCCGTATATCTAACGGTTGGCCGACTGTTAGTATTACGCACCCTAGAAAACGATCAGCCTCTTATTGGTATTAGCTTTTAAGTAAGCCAACTATCAGGAGGATTTATCATGGCTTTTACAACTGCAGGGGGATACGGTAACTTACCTAACGGTAACTTTAGTTCCGTAATCTACTCCAAAAAAGTACAGCTTGCTTTTCGTAAAGCAACTGTATGTGGTGACATCACCAACTCTGATTATTTTGGGGAGATTGCTGCCCAAGGTGATACAGTTAAAATTATCAAAGAGCCTGAGATTTCTGTGAGCAGCTATGCTCGTGGTACTAATATCTCAGCACAAGATCTTGACGATGAAGATTTTTCATTGGTTGTAGACAAAGCTAATTACTTTGCCTTTAAAATTGATGATATCGAAGAAGCTCACTCACATGTGAACTTTATGGATCTTGCAACTAACCGTGCAGCTTATCGTTTGGCTGATCAGCATGACCAAGAAGTTCTTGGCTACCTTGCTGGTTACAAGCAGTCAGCTTTGCACACAGATGCCGATACTGTTAATGATCAAGTAAACGGTACTAAAGCAGTAGCCACTGCTGGTTCAGATGAATTGCTTTCAAGCATGAAACTGAAAAAAGGTGACTTTGGCAACATTACAACGACTTCAGCTGGTGATCACTCAATTCCAGTAGCTGCTCGTTTGCCCGGTGCCACTGCCCTTCCAACTGCTACAGCTTCACCAGCAATGGTTGTTGCTCGTATGGCTCGCCTCTTGGATCAACAGCAAGTTGATACTCAAGGACGCTGGCTGGTAGTTGATCCAGTATTTATGGAAGTACTTCGTGACGAGGATTCACGCCTCTTTAACGCAGACTTCGGTGAATCAGGTGGACTACGCAATGGTCTGGTCTTGAATAACTTCCACGGTTTCCGTGTATACACTTCAAGCAACCTGCCTTCAGTTGGTACTGGTTCAGGTACTACAGGTACTGCAAACCAAAACGCTAACTACGGTGTTATCGTAGCTGGTCATGATTCTGCTGTCGCAACTGCGGAGCAAATCAATAAGACTGAAACTTATCGTGACCCTGACAGCTTCGCTGACATTGTTCGTGGTATGCATCTATACGG